ATACTCTGAATGTAAGAACCGGGTAAACCGGTTCCAGGATAATATTTCGGACTAACTATCTTGCTAGTCACGTATATTCGCCTGGATCTCTTAACACTCCATGAGTATTGCATTATGTTTATCTGTGGGTCCATGTTACCAATCCTTTGTTCGCCTAGCCATTGGCCTACGCCAACGAGCCAGTCGACTACGAAGGACCAGGGAATGGCGTTCCAGATGATCTCAGGGTTAAGGTTAACCCCAAGACTATCTAGTAAGCCAAGCACTCGAGCATGCTCGAGCTGGTATGCACTATAATGATAATTATATTGCAATTGGGCATGGAACTGTGAAGCATCACTGATAGTTATCCGTGAGTTAAAGGCCACTGAGTTGCCGGATTGGAACTGTCCGCCTGGTAAGGCGTAAGATCCAACTCCTCGACCCAATGGTTCTTGTTCTTCGGTGGAACTATCAGCAGGCAGGTTCTTACTAAAGTGAGAAACCTGCAGCTTCCCCGCACGAGAGATGAGAGCGTTCAAACGCTTCTCAGTCTGCGCGACGGCAAGGTAAATAGCCTTGACGTCAGATATAAGTGGATTGATGTTGAACTTCATTTGAAGATAAACATCAGCTGCCACTTGGAGTATATGCCAAACATTCCGAAATTTGCGATACCTTCGTAGCGCTCCTCTCGGTAGTTTAAGTATATTCTTTATGGTACCTTTGAGTGATTTAAAGTCTTTCAGCTCAATAGCTGAATTGACTGTAGATAACTTGGGACGCAATAGCGGTAGCATGCTTCGCAATGAAGCATCTATCATCTCATTGAGCCCACTAGGATCGGTAATGAAACCGGTAGTTCTAGCAGAAGGAACATAAAACGGCGTAAGGCCATCAGTCATGAGGCCAGCCGCTCCGAATACCGCACTAGAATACAACATGAATGGACCACCAGCATTGTCGTTCCACGCATTTTCAAAGTTTTGAAAAAGCGGGCGAACAGTGATGATGGCGCCGCCGAGTCCTCCATTACCAGGATCACATTGCACTTTATAGTGCTCAAATGAGTTCCAGGTTTTGCGAGATCCCGTAATCAAAGGAGAGCGTACTTCGAGAAACCTCAGATACTGAGGTTGCTCCATGTAGCCATTCCAATGATCAAGGCCACCGCCAAAAGCAGGCTCGTTAAAACTAACGGTCCTAATTTGGCCAGGGTTCCATTCTTGTCTTGTTAATGGGTATTCCAACATAACTTCGCGCAGATTCATCTACGCTAGTGGAACGTCAAACATAGTTTAACTAAGGTTGGCGACCAACAGGGTCG